AATGGTGGTTGCTAAAACGTCTGAGTAATTACTATTGGCGTATGCCATGATTTACTCCTTTTTAATTCACCTGCCGCAGCGCATTGGCAATGACGGCTCGGCGATCAGTTTGATTGACTGCACCCGAGATGGCAGCGCCAGGCGCTCCCCTTACTTGCACAGCCGCTTGTTTTGCTTTCTGAACTTGATTTTGCGTGGCATAGTTTTGTTGCTGTTGAGCATATAAACCTTGCGCCAACTGTGGATCAAGCCTTACGGCGGTGTCATATGCCACTTGCAATTTCTCGCGTTCAGACATATGACTAATGTCCCCTAGAACCTGTGGCGCTTGGAGAAGCGACAACATACGATCTTGGACTGCCTCAAAGTGTGCGTTTGCGGGGTCGCCTGCAAACTGCTGGATTACCGAGAGTGCTCGGTTTTCATTCTGTTTCTGCGCTTCGTACTGGCTTTGCGTGATGTGTGCCGTTAGCTGTTGTACTTGTTGCGCCAATTGATTGTAGTGCGAATCTTGTTGCGGTGGTGCTTCGCCGCCAAAGTAAGCAGCCACTTGATCCAAAGGGATTTGAAACTTTTGAATCATTTGCGCTACCGCTTGCGACTTTTGTTGCGGTGTGCCTGTTCTTAGCAATGCCGCCGTTTGGAGCAATGGGCCAATCGCCGTTGACGGAGTAGCGTTCTCGTTTCTTAGCATCCACTCATAGGGTTGAAATAACTCGGTAATTGCCCGAGCCTCGGCATCCCTTTGTTTGTAGGTGCTAATGCCCTTTTCGTAATCGGCATCCCGTTGGGCAAATGCTTGCTGTAGTTCTGCCGGTGCTTTTTCCCAGTGCTCTTTTAGCTCAAGGCGTAGGCTTTTGGGCATTTCCGCCCTTGGCTTTTCAGCCATTTGGGGGGCTTGAGTTTGGTCGGTTGGAAACTTAGGAGCAAACTTCCCCCCCTCTCGGGGCTGGGTAGCGGCGTGTTTGCCACGGTTTGTCGGTGCTTTGGTTAATGCCTCACGAATGGTATCGGCTCGGCTTTGCGGCTCTGCTGCCGTTTGGGGCGCTTCTACCGCTTGGGTTTCGGGTGCTGGTGTTTCTACTGTGTCGGGTGCGACAACTTCGTTTTCCATCACTTCATCCTTTTCATTTGTTCCAAAGTCATTTTAATCATTTCTTTACGCTCGGGCATCGGGCGGTTGTGTAGCCGGTTTGCCATCTCTACGTTAAGGTTAGACATCTTAACAGGTGCAATCGGTGCGCCTGGTCGATCAAACTCTTGCACTGTAGCCAGTTGACCACGCAATCGGTCTCGGTGCGCTTCTTTCTTCTTGTTCCACTCTTGCTGTGCATACTTAACGTCCGAATGCCCCATCTCTATGGTATCGGTGCGCTTGAGGTGCTCACGCCATTGCTTTCTGCCCTCAATCATTACACCATCGGGCGACATGAAAGGCGCAATGTCACCTCTTACCGAGGCCATCGCTTCGTCTCGGTACTCACCCCTTGTAACCTCATAGGCTTCGCTGCCGTCTGATGGATAAACCCAAGTTCTTTTCACATTAACTCCAAAAGCATTGCGACTTCTTCTTCATCACGTTTTCGCTTAACACGCATTTCAAGGTCTTTGACCTTTTGCATTAACGAATCATAATCAATTTGTTTTCTAGCCGCAACCTCTATTGTTTGCGCGGGTGCTGAAGTGATCTCTTCCCTTACCTCGGGCGGTAAACCAAACAATGCCTCTTGCAGTTTTAGCTTACGCTGTGCTTCTAGCTTTTGGTCTTTAGCCCATAATTCATCACGCTTCTTTTCGTCAAAGCCAAAGTGACCACCTAAAGGGATTTCAACAGGTATAGGCGCTGCGGTGGCGGAAATGCTTGCAAAAGCCGTTTGACAAAAAGCTGATATACCAAACACTTACGCCCCCCATTTAGCGGCGGCATCAACCCAAGTCGGGGCAGATGTAGCATTGGATTGCAAAACCTGTCCCGCAGTACCCACTTGACCATTAAACGCTACCGATCCATTGGTGTTAATGGTTACAGCGTCTGTTGTGCTAATTGCGCCATTGATGATAAAACTAATCTTTTGGTTGTCCCAACTACCCATAACCAATGGGCCACCATACGATTCGACAAAACTTGCTAAAGGTAAAGAAAATCCATTGTTTGGATACCCAGCAGCCGCGTAACTGTAATTTGCGTTATTTATTCCAAGTTCGCTGTAAGCCGTATGACCGCCGTCATTAACAGCATAGCTTGCATAACTTGTATTGCTGGCGCTTGTGTTTTGCAGGCTTGTGTAAAGGTATAAAGGCTCACTTGCCGTAAATCCTGCTATTACCCCTGAATCGGTGTGTAAAGTTGCGTCACCAACATTTAAAGAGCCAACATTGGTTGTGCCTGATGTGTAAGGTATCAAAACACGGTTATTGGCATCTTGATTAACCGATTTTTCAGCAGGGTAGCTGACAAACACATCCTTTGCACCTGCCGCAAGATTAAGTATTGAGCCTGTTGATGAAGAGATTATGGTTGTTCTAGCCAACGTACCGCTAAAGTAAGTCCCAATCCCAACTTCCCATTGCGTACCGCCTGAAATCGTGTAATAGGTCGTATTGTTATTGCCAATTACCGAAAATGACTGAAACCCATCAACAGAGCCGTCTAGCGTGATCGTTCCAGTACCTGTGGAAGTGGTGGTCTGTCTAACCCGATCAGCTAAAACAAGGCTCATGCTATCTCCACGCCAATTACTAAGCCATCAGCACCCCTGATAACTTTCTTGGGTGCGTTAAGCCTTTGCATGGCAGCGCCAATGTTTTGCATTGATTCGCCATGTAGGTTTGCCATGTTGTCATGCAAGGCGGTTATTTTGTCCATTGCTTGCACAATTGTGCCGCCTAGCTCGTTGGTTATTTGTGCAGCCGCTGCTTCAACAACTGGTAAATCGACACCAGGGTTGCTACCAATCCTTGCCACCATGATCTTAGTTGCTGCATCAAGTTCTGCTTTCCATCGTTCATATTCTTCCTTTCCAGCCATTTCTCGGGCTTTAATTTGAAGTTCGTTGTTTTGTTTAGCGGTTTCAAAATCCGCTTTCATTTGCGCCAATTGCATTTCAGCTTGCGTTTTGGCTTGTTGCATTTGCATTTCAAGCTGTGCTTTGCCTTGCTCAATTTGAGCCTGCGCTTGCATCTTCATCTGTTCAGTTTGCGCTTGTGCCTGCATCCGCATCTGCTCAGCTTGTTGATCTGCTTGCATTTGGATCATCTCAGGCGGTGGGCTTGGCGGTTGTTGTTTAGCCGCATCTGCTTTATCTTGCAAGGCTTTCATAGCCTTTTCTACTGCGCTTTCTAAACTACGACCTGCCCTGTATCGGCGCACCAAGAACAATAGCATTTCGGAAACCATAGGCAACGTGTCGGGCGCTTGGGTAACCATAGGGATTGCCTCACGCAAGAATGCACCGATAGCTCCTATTGCCTCTTGTGCGCCTTGCTTTTCTGCCTGCTCATCAATCTGAGCCAAACTGTCAGCCTCAACCGCAATGTGAAAGTCGCGTATGGTGCTGTTAGACAACATTTGCAACGCCGCTTGCAACATCTGCGGGTCTTGACCATCCGGCGTGTTCATTACACCCGACATTTCAACAATTAACTCGGGCGGGTAAAACTTACATATAACTTGCGCCTTGAGCTTGAAAATGTCGGTAGCAAATTTAGCCACATCGCCTTGGCTACTCTTTAACCTCAAGCTACCAAAGTTGGCTTTAAGTTGTTGAGCACCAAGCGTTTCTTGGGCTTTGGACGATCCACGCAAGATGTCCGATATGCCCATGATTTCGTAAATCGACTGCTTAACTTGCTCCCTTGCCGCATACAACTCGCGCAAGGTAATAATGATCTGCGAGGTGTCCATCATGTCGATAGCGCCTTTTAAACCGCCTTTTTCCGACATTGCCGCCCATGCGGTCACAGGGAATAGCTTGTTATCTACGCCCTCGCTAAACATCCGAGCTAACTCTTTAAACTCGGCATTAAACACGCCCACAGCTTTACAGGCTTTAGTCAGCAAGTAAATGCGCTGCGTTAAGTTATCTAGTTCTTGTGCCTGATCTTCGTACTCGCAATAGTCGGGGACGGGGATCATTGTGCCGGTGGTGGTGGTTGCCATCAACGGCTTGGGGCATGGGAAGAATTCTTCAAGCTCTAACGGGTCATCCCTCTCATCTAATGCTTGTGGATAACCTTTGGCAATCCAACAAACCTTTGCCGTGCGCTTATTCCAAATCTCATAGACCATCGCCTTTTTGTCATAGGTCATCTTGGCGGTCATGGGATTCTTACCGTCCATGTCGGTGTTAGAGCTAGTCAGGCTGACGTTTTTAAATACGTCCCCAAAGCGCTCTACGCCCTCTTCTTTGGTCATGTATACGGCACGGGCTACCCACCAAACTTCGTCCCATGTCCGAGCCGGTGAATGCAAGAAGTCAGCCCAGTAGACGTAATCAATTGGGCTGTGAGCCGCATCAATGCGCTCAGTTGGGTCTTCTACGGTGTTATATACCTGAGATTCTTCAGTCTCATCTAAAACGTCATCTTCATTCGGTCGATCATTGACAATGACAGGCTCATAGCGAATCCATGCCGTGCCTCGACCAGGCAACAATCGGTCTTGCACCGCCCCACTCATTGCCGCATCAAAGTCACCGAATTGGGTGGTTTCATATTCCATGACACGCTCAAGCATGGTGGATGCAAGGCGACCCACAGGGTCTTGATCCATGTAGCGGCGTGAAACCTCGGGCTTGGCTTGGCGACCATATAAGGCGGGGTAAAGCACTTGAATGTTTGACCAAAGGATGTTGAACTTCATCCTTGGCATCTCTATCGCATCACGCTCATCCCGATAACGCTTGACAACCTTTTGACCACGCTTTTCCCACTTATCAAATATCTTGATTGCGGTTTCAATTTGATCGTGCCAATAAGGGCCAGCGTCCTCGCCCTCATATGCGCCGGTTTCATCGTACATGATCAGTTACCGCTGGCAAAGAAGAATGTCACATCAAGCACATTACCCTCAGTGAAATAAAGGCTTGTACCAATGTTTGCGGGGAATCGGTGAAACCCTGCTGCTGGCGTAATCGTGCCCGAAACAACCGTGCCGCCCGAGCCTCCATCAGTTAACACCATTGTGCCTGCGGTAGTGTTATTAACGTAGAAACCAATCAATTGGCATGGGCCTGTGGTAACTGCCCCTGATGCCGTCATGTTTTTATATGCACCTACTTCTGCTACTGGCTGGCTCATATACGCTCCTCTTTATGTTGTATCTCGTAGTCCCACAGCTCATCAAGTGTGATGGTTTGCAGGGTCTTGCCCTTGGGCGGTGTTTGATCTTTTGCCTCTTGTCTATAGGCTACTGCAAGCATTCTAAACGCATCTGCGGGGTGTGAGCACCAGTCATGGCGAGGAGTTTGGCGAAAAGTTTTCTTATCTTCATCATATTCCCGCTGATATTGCCTTAACGCTTCCAATCCCTCATCGCATCTAGAGTCAAAATAACAGTTTGGCAAAATCATCCGCACGGCTTGGATGCCGTCTTGGATGCCAATTTCAGGCACGATGGCTAACTTGCTCATGCCGCCAAGGTGTGCAGCCAATTGCTCAACAATAGACTTACCCCCCGATGCAAGCGTTTTAGCCCTTGCGTCATGCGGTAGGTAATGGCGGGTATATCGGTAGCCTTTGGCGTTAACCGCATTGGCTATTTCCTCAATGCTTGCCCCTGACACGGCGTAATAGTCCATTACCCTAACTTCGCCCCTGACAACTTGATACCACCAAATAGCGGTGTCGTCCCGATAACCCAAGTCCCAAGCGGTGTAAACAGGTGACTCAGGCTCAAAGGGTAGCTCACGAATCCTGCCCTCATCTTGCGCTTGGCGCATCTCTTGACCATAAAACGCCCCAAGAATAGCCGCATCAAAGCTACATTCATATTCTTGGTCGTATTGGTCTTGGCTTAATTGTGATTGCGCCGCTTGCAATTCCGAGTCGGGCAATAGCTTAGAAACCGAGGCAGGTAGCCTTAACAGAAACCAATCCGGCACTACTTGGCTTACCTTGTAGATGTCATGAAATTGGTTTTTGCCCTTTGGCGTACCACCAAACACCGCCCAACCCAACCGGTCTGACAATGTAGGGCGTATTACGTTACCCCAAACGCTAGGCTTAAAGTCGCCGTATTCATCAAGGTAAACGCCGTTAAATCCCAATCCCCGCATGGCATCGGCATTGTCCGATCCAAATAACATAATCTTTGCGCCATTTATTAACTCAACAGATAGGTCAGATTCGTTTGTGGTTTTGGTCACCGGTGCGGCGTAATACTTGAGGTAATCCCATGCCACCCGCTTGGCTTGACTACGGAATGGTGCAATGTAGGCATATTGAGCCGATCTGTTGCCCTGGGTAATAGCTCGCTTAATTAAGTCGTTAATTGCCGCTACGGTCTTTCCTGCCCTACGGTGTGCTACTAAACAAGACCAACGCTCAGTCCTGTTATGGAATGGCATAAATGCCGCCCTTGGGCTATAGGGCAATATTACTTCACGCCGCCCCATGTCACCACCATTTCTACCGGCCCCTCATCCTTGCCGGTGATCTCTGTTCTAGCCAACTTAGGTACATGGTACTCAACCACGCTTTGGAATAACTCAAAGGCTTTGGCGGGGTTGGGTTTGATGTCATGCTCGGGAACGCCCATAGCGACCTCATCAAGCCACTGTGCTAGTCGGTGGGCATTACCGTCCACAAACATTGCGATAGCCTCTCTAGCCTGTGCTGTGACCTTATTAGGCGTACCTACAATGCGACCACCCGCTTTCTTTCTAGTTTTAACTACTTTAGTTTCGTTATTCATAATAAAGCATTACGTTACTCTGTTGGCACAGGGTATCTTAACTCTTGCGGGGTTGCAAATGTGCTTTGTCCTGCTCCCATGCGTTTTTGGGCATAGTCTTGTGCTTTCTTAATTATTTGTGGCGTTGGGTCTAGCCCCGCCTTTAGCCAATCAAGCTCTTGTTTAGTAAGCGTTGGCACTATCAATGGGTTAGATACTAGGTTGCCGTCTTGTCCATAAGCGCTTGAGAACTCGGTCATAGCGCCGCCTTGATCCATTGGCACTTCTCCAAAGTATCCTTTGCCCTTTACCGTGCCTTGGGATATGTCTTGCCCTGTTTCTAAATTTCTCATGCCATAGGGCGCAAGGCCAGGCTTACGGCTAATTGCTTGGGCTAACAAGCTGTAATCAGGTTTTGTTTGGTAATCAGGCATCGACCACCTCTTTCATTTTAATCAGGCCATTCATCATACGGCTTTTGGTGTTAAACCATTGCTTGCTGAAGTCACAGTTTTGGTAGTGATCAAACTCAGGGATGCCTAACGTGTAATGCGCTATCTTGGCGTTCTTGTTCTCTTGCTCGCCCACTAGCACATTCCACTCTTTTGGTAGGTCACCGATAAGTGAATCAGGCAACCAACCGAATCGGTGAAGCTCTGCGCCTGTGTGGTCATCCACAAATTCGGGTGTCAATACCTTGTTTCTTAGGTGATCGCAATTCCAAAGTATTAAACTTGACCAGTTCTTTCGGGGATAGTCCCGATTCGCCGCTTCCATCGGTGTACCGATATATTTTCTTGGGTGCTTGGTCTGATACTCATGCTTGACAACTTGCACCGCCTTGGTTGGGTCAAATAGCTTACTCAAATTGTCTATGTTTGCCAACATCAGCATATCGCTAGCATCTAAGAATATTGCCCTACCTGTAAAGTTTGTAAAGTAGGGAACTAGAAACCGCTGATAAGTAAATGCGTTTGTGCCGTCCCGCTGTGAGCCGTACAAAGGCGTTATGGCGACCGGCTCGCTGGTGCGCTCAATCAGGCTTTGGCAAAACACATGGTAGCCAACAGCTTCCCTAGGGTCATAGCCAGCAAATATCCTAATCATTTAAATGACAATAAATAAATTGTGCTATCAACCAATGCGGCTATTTCATCCACAATATTTTGCAGCTCAGTGTCGTCAGGCAAAGCCTTGCGGTTTTTATAAACGTAATCTTTGATACTTGTTAGGTATTTAACAGGGTCTTTGGCATTGTGAAAGTTCTCAGGAAAATCCTTGATCTTCTCGTAACAACCCGAATAAGCCTCTGCATAACTGTCAGCTAGTTCAACAATGGCGGGGTAGTATTTACCTAAAGCCTTATGCACGGCATATGAATCGGTGCTCAAGTGCATAAAGTGCGTCACGGTGGCGCTATGGAACAACGTGGAGATAAAATCGGCAACGTCTTTTTTCATGTTTACCCTAAAAAAAGCAGGGGTCAATGCCCCTGCAAATGAGACAACTGCACATCTATTGTAAACGTAGGAATGGGTACGTCAACAGGCCAATTGCCTTGTATGTAAAGTTTTTTTACCGTTGCCATATGCGCCTTTTGCCACTTTTCTTGCCGTTCTTCTCGGCTTAACTCTTTGCCTTGGTCAATCTCATAATGGCATTTAAGACACAAAGCCGCTACCAAGTTGTCATCGGCTTTAACCCCTTTACCCTTACCGCCGCCCCAATTGGTGTGTGCTGCCTGCACCATGTTGCCCGACCCGCAAGCTTGACAATCAAGCCCCGCCACTAGTTTTAATAGCTTTTTGCTTCTTATGTATTGGTGTTTTTGGAACAATTATTGTCTCCAGTGTGGTAAATCTGTGTTCGTTAGCGCACTCTAACCGCCGCCGCCGTGTGTTTCCCGTTGAAGTTCTCGTTTCTTTAACGATTGTCCAAGTCCCACATTCGGGGCATTTCATTGGTGCGCTTTGTCTTGCATACGATTGGTTGCCTCACGGGTGCGCCAAATCTCTATGTCAAGCCTAGCCGCCTCAATCTCCCACTTTAGCGTTTCTTCTTTTTCAATTGCCGCCGCCAATCCCCTTAACAACTTAGCATAAATGGGGTCGGCATAAGCTTCACGTTCTTGGGCGTTTGCCGCCTCAAAGCCCATTTCTAGGGCATCACGCATTAACAAAGCTTTTTGGCTTTTGCGAAATTCCTCAAGGTAAACCCTTTGGGCTTTAGCCTCACCATATGCGGCGGCTTTGTCTCGAATTTGTTGTGCGGCTTCTTCGGGTTTCACTTTAATACTCCAATCATGCGTAGAGCCGCATCAGGGCTATCAATCCTTGCCAATGTGCTACCGCCCCAATTTTCAAAAAAGTCGGCTTGTAGGCTTGTTAAACGCTTTTTAGCGCCCGTTTTAATCTCCACCAAGAACGTGTGACCCTTGTAGCCAACCAAAAGGTCAACGGGTAAGCTAATGATCCAAACGTAAGCGCCTGCGGCTCGTAAAGCAACCACAATTTGGTCTTGGTTTGCATCCACTCTTTTAGCGTGTCTCATTCATTCGCTTTCTAAGGTCAACGGCGGCGGCTGATCCACGCCGTTTTTCTATGTCTAAGTAAACCCGTGACCACCATGTTGATGCTTGGATTTTCCCAAGGTTTTTCGCTTTCTTGCGGTATCTCTGCACCCACTCCCGAGCTTCCATCGTCTTCAATGTCTCCAGTAACTCTAAGCGCTGCTGTGGTGTCAGCGTAGCTAAGTTCACCGGTTTCTTTGTGTCGGTCCAAAAGTTTATTTGCTTGTTGTCGGTCATTCATTTTTAATCCATTATCAAAAAATCACTTGGATCATATCTGTACACATTAATTACTCTTTTGCTTGTTTGCTTCCAAGTATTTTTGTGAGAAATGCCAAATCTAGTTGCAATACACACCCAACCCATTGCTTTCCAAAATAAATTAGATTCAAGATCGTCAGCACATCCTGCGCTAAACGCAAAAGTGCCTTGTGTTTTTCCATAATCAACAACAGTGTCTAGGAGCAATCTTCCACGCAAAAATTTCCTTGCATCAGTCTGTAGACAAATCTGTGCAATCTTTCCTTTTTTGCTTATTGCGTTTTGGATTCCAAAACTAGCCAAACAAAATCCAACTAAATCACCATTACACTCAATGACAAACAATTTGTCATTACAAACATTGCTCCACCTATCTCCTGTCTTAACTCCAGTGATTGCCGCTTCGTATGCCATTTTTGGAATAAAACCCAAGCTGTGAGTTTCTTTTTTTGATAGTGAAATAACATAAATGATGTCTTCAACTTTTGCTTGTCGAACTATTCCTAAATCATTTGATTCATCCAAACTGGATGCTATTTCTTGTGCTGACATTGTTACTCCAGTACCAAAGACATTTGGCTGATTCTTTTATCTTGCAATGGTTTGTATTCGGGGTTTAGTTCACAGCCAAGATACTGCCGCCCAAGGTCTTGCGCTACTTGTGCCGTAGTGCCGCTACCCATAAAAGGATCAAGCACTATGCCGCCAATTGGTGCGCCAGCAAGAATGCAAGGCTCAATCAATTCCGTTGGAAATACTGCAAAGTGTGCGCTAGCGTAAGGTTTTGTATTGACTGTCCAAACGCTGCGTTTGTTCCTGTCTTCTTTAGGAATGTACATTCGCCCCTCATCATTTCTTAATGTTGCAGAGGCATCTCCATCTCTAAATTTTCTTGGTTTACCCATGTTTTCAACAGGTTCTTTTACGGCTTCAACATCGTAGTAATACTTCTGCTTTTTGCTCAAAAGAAAAATGTATTCATGCGCTTTGGTGCATCTGTCCTGCACCGACTCAGGCATTGGGTTTGGCTTATGCCAAATAATGTCTTGTCGTAAATACCAGCCATCAGCCCTTAGTGCAAACGCCAGCATCCAAGGGATGCCGATAAGGTCTTTGGTCTTTAATCCTGTTTCATGCAGTTTGTCTAGCTTTCTATCATTAGCTGGCATATTGTTTCTGCCTTCACGCTGATATTCAGGGCTGGCTCTAGCAAAACCATTGCTATTGCAATAACTGTCACCAATGTTCAGCCATAGCGTCCCATCATCCTCCAGCACATCACGCACACATCTAAATACTTCAACCATTGCTGCAATGTATTCTTCGGGTGTCTCTTCTAAACCAATTTGTTCATCAATCCTTGTTGCCCCACATTTGTGGCAATATTTAAATGATCCACCTCTATGTCCTGTTTCGGGTCTTAAAACGTTAGTTCCACGCTTTGGATCATTCCATTTGGTTGGCATAGATATGGAGTGTTCACAATTAACGTCACCACCTTCCCACTTTGCTGTTCCATAGTCACGCAAACCAAAATAAGGGGGGCTAGTAACGCAAGTTTGTGCCTTTATGCCCTGCTCTTTCCAGCTACGCATAGTTTGGCGGCAATCACCAAATTCAATCTTGTTCATCAAAACACCTCCCCATCATCTTGCCAATGCTTTACAGGGCTTGAATTTTTAAAAACTTCTTTTAAATCGGGCGCTTTGTAGTCTTGTTTTTCCCATTGATGCTTAGAACACTTGGGTTTTTCGCCCTCCATGTGAACCGACCAACGGTTTGGGCAACCATGCACAGAGCACATAAGGCGTTGCATGGCATCAAAATTGTCATCTTTTTTGGTTTCAGGTTTAGCAAAAGTCATTTTTGGTACTTTCCATCAATTATCTTGGCAAAATTGGTTGCATTCACTATCCACACAAGATCAGGTCGCCATGTCCTATCCTTGGTTTCAAACCCCTGCGCCAGCTTGGTATCGTTGGCAATATAAGCAAAAAAAGAATCCCACCAGGCTAACCCCTCGGTTTGCGAGGCGTACCCCTGTGGGCTAAATATTGACGGCTTGGCAGCTTGTAACCATCTTTGCCGTAAGTTGGTTTGCCTGACCCCATCCCAAACCCTTGGCTGGGCTAATTGGGGTAAATGCTTTTTGTAAAGATTTAGAATGTCCTGATGAGGGCAAGTCGGCAACCCTGCCGACAAAGAATCTTTAGATTCTTTAATATGGTTATTGGTTATTGGTTCTTGGTTATTGGTTGGTTGAACGTTTGTTAAACGCTCGTTAGACCTACGTTCAGCGGATGCTTTACCAGCCCTAGACGCTTGTTCAATTTTTGCCTTGTAATGCTGGATTTCTTCAAGCACTCGATCACAAACCCAACCCTCACCATATCGGCTAAAAAACTCGGTAAGCACATCCCTAATAATGGCGGCATGATCACGCAAACGAATGATTCTTGCAATTTCGTTGGCATCTAATGGTAGGGGTTTTTCGTGGAGATAACACCAATCAAGCATTCGGCGGTAAGCCAAATCTTCAAGAGGGTCTAAATGATTTGTGTGACTCTGATAGTCGCCAATATTAAATTGGTAATAGTGCATAAAAACCTTACTTCATCGGTCATCTTCACATGAGAAACATTGGCAGGACGGTGAAGAATCGTCTTTTCGGGAGCTACCCTAGCCACGTTTCAAAAAATCATAGCACAAACCACTCGGGGCGCAAGTCTCTAAGCTGGCGCAAGCGTAGCTCGGGGACTTTTTTCCACAAACACACCGCTGCCCTAGAAATCCTCAATATCCTAGCAAGCTCACTCTGTGAGCCTGCCAAATGCACTAATTCTTGTTTTGTCATTAGGGGATTGTAAAGCCTAATTAACAAATAAGCAGCATTAGGGAAAACACCTATAAAATAACTGTTAATTTAGCTTAACAATGCACCCATGCCCCAGCAATTTCGCACAGGGTCTTTTAGGAGTAAATATGTTTGAAATAGAAACTTACAAAAAACCTACCGATTGGGCGCAAGTCGCCTTATACGTTGTATCGGTCACCGCCCTTGTGGTGGTTGCTCTCGACCTATTTGTTTGGAGAGCATCATGCTAAATGACGGTGATGAAGGTGAATTTATCACCTATGTGATTTGGGATGAAGTCACCGTTAAATGGTCTTGGTCTGAGCCTGAAGATTACGAAATGGACGGCTACTTTGACATTTTTGTCTTCAAAGATGGCTTAGATATTACCTACGATTTACCCAAACTTCATTTTAAATGGATTGAGGCAGAGGTAAAAAAATATGCAGGCTATGAGCCGCCAAGCCACAAACGTGTTGCATCTGTCATCAACGGTTTAGCTAATAACAATTTTTAAGGAATTACATGAAATACGCCCTTTTACTTTTGGCGCTAGTTGGTTGCGCCAGCGAACCTAAATTAACCGAACAACAGCTCATCATGGATAAACAAATCCAATCAATGGGTCGTAGCGAGGTCATTGACGCTATTAAGCAATGCGAAACCTCGGGGCTTCGTGCCATTACTGTGTTTGGCAAACGCAAAATTAACGGCTTTACCGCAGAGACTATCGTAGATGTGACCTGTGGCCCTAAATTTCACTAAGGAAAAATCATGGAAACTTTTACACCCATTGGGAAAAACATTGCTGCCGCTTTTGTCAAAGCTCAACGTGCCTTTGGCCCTGCGCTTAAAACGTCTGTAAACCCTCACTTTAAATCCAAGTATGCTGACCTGGCTAATTGCATTGAGGCGGTTATAGAGGCTTTGAACGCCAATGGCATCGGTCTTATGCAACGCACTTATGAATGCAAAGATGGTGTTTTGCTAGAAACCGTATTTATCCATGAATCGGGTGAAGTCATGGAATGCGGAATGCTCCATTTGCCAGCAAGCAAACTGGATGCAATGGGTTTTGGCTCGGCATTAACCTACGCAAGGAGGTATTCAATTTTAGCCGCCACCGGCCTTGCCCCTGAAGATGATGACGGTGTAGCCGCTAGTCGCCGCACCGAGATTAAGTCCACGGTCAATGAAAGCCAAATAGCCGACCTGTTGGCGGCAATGGATGAGGTAACTACGCTTAAAGAGCTTCAAGAAGCCTATAAACAGGCATATAAGGCAACAAATGGCGAGCAGGCATGGCAAGCCAAAGTTATTGCCAAAAAGGATGCTAAAAAAGCCACATTGGAGGGCAAATAATGGAACAGCGTACAGAGGAATGGTTTGCCGCTAGATGTGGCAAGGTCACCGCAAGTAGGGTAGCCGACATCATTGCCAAGACTAAGACGGGGGCAAGCGCCAGCCGTGAGAATTACCTTGCTCAATTGGTTTGCGAAAGGTTAACGGGTAAGCCAGCCGAGTCCTACAGCAATGCAGCAATGTCTTGGGGAACGGATACCGAGCCATTTGCCCGAGCCGCTTATGAGGCAAGGATGGACATTTTAGTCACCGAGGTGGGATTTGTTAACCACCCTTGGATCACCATGTCGGGTGCATCACCGGACGGCTTGGCTTCCGAGGGCATGGTGGAGATTAAATGCCCGAACACCGCCACGCACATTGAAACGCTGTTAACCAAAACCGTGCCAACCAAATACATTACGCAAATGATGTGGCAAATGGCTTGCGCCGACCGCCCTTGGTGCGATTTTGTTTCATTTGATCCTCGGTTGCCCGAGAAACATCAGCTATTCATCAAGCGCATCAACTATGACCCCGAAATGGTTAATATGCTTGAGAATTCAGTCATCCAGTTCTTGGGTGATGTAGACCTAAAAATCCAACAATTAGAAAGCTTGCCATGAAGAAATACAAAAACATCGTTGTCATTACTGGCACATACAAAACCAAAGATGGTCAAGAAAAGAAACGCTATCAAAATATTGGCTCTGTGTTTTTAGACGACAACGACAACCTAAAGATTAAGATGGATTCCACGCCTTTAGTTGAGGGTGGTTGGAATGGATGGGCTAATTGCTATGACTTGGAGGAAAAGACAAATACAGGGGCTAGAGATGACATCCCTTTTTAGAGCAAGGGGGCTAGACCCCTTTACTAGCCACGCCGCAGCAGACCAATCCATTGACCTTGCCAAGCAGCACTTTGAAAAGATCGTAGAGTGTCTGCGCCGCTTTGGGCCAATGGGCAAGGATGGCATAGCCGAGCTGGTGGGGCTTGATGGCAACCAGGTGGCTAGGCGTATGAAAGAGCTTGAGAAAGATGGGCGTGTGGAGCTTACGGGGCGCACTACCAAATCCAACTCAGGTAGAGCAGAAAGAGAATGGCAATTTGTGCCGGTACAACGGGAGTTAATTTGAGTTACCTTATTTCATCTTTGCCGCCTATTAAATGCTTTGTAAAGGCTGAATTCTTGTACAACCACACCAAAGGGCATGGCGAGCTTGTGCCTTGCGTGTGGGTCAGCCTTAAAGCCCTCAGAGGGCAAGTGTTTCGGATTGAATCGCTGCTAACCGATTACGGCGCTTTATACGACAAACTACCCATCCACGCTTATGTGTGGAAAGAGGGCGCTAGTGACCTGCCAGTAGACATTTTGCAATTGTGGGACTGCATGGGGTATCGGTTTACCATTGTTGAAAAGATTGGCTTGCGTAACTTGGGGGTCAAGTTTCTTGGTAAAGATAAACAATGGCACTTTGGCACATACCTGTTTACCGTTGACTTTTGTGCCGATGGCATGGATTTAGACACTAGCTTTACAGAGACCGCCGAGGAGCATAAGAGTTTTAACTGGATTAAATTAGAAGATGGTCAATTTGCTTGCCAACCAAACAACCGTTGCCTGTGGTATGACCAAAGCCTTGTGACTGCACAAACCAAGTTTCCCGATTTCCAAGCCGCGCAACATTTGTGGTCGGTGGATGGCACACGCAAATGGTCAGCGGGGGATGATTGGTTTTACACAATAGATGAAAAACATGACTAAAGCACAGCAAGTATTTGAGGCCATGATGGTGGCTCGGGGTTACTCTGACTTTACCAAAGTTAAAGACCGATATACCAATACAAGCGTTCAGACACGGTGGATTTATTTCTTAATGGGCTGGCAATTAAGGGGAGTGCAATGAGTTTTAGACAAACAACAATTCAATATATAAAGGATATTCTCAGAGCCAAGACTATTTCCGAGGTAATTTACGCCGAGCTGCAAGAAGCCCATTTAAGAAAGCTAGAAGCAGAAACCGCCGCCGAGTATTCGGATGCTGCCATCAAATTTAACGATAGACGAATTGAACGGCTTGAACACCGTTTGTTTCAACATAAGCAAGAGAATAACTAAGGAGTTTCTATGATTGCAACCGTATTTGCCCTATTCATTGGAGCTGTCATTGGCGCGGGAACACTAATTGTTTTTGTTATGGTTTTGGCACACGTTCAAAGTGAGGACAATCTATCAGATTGGAGAAGTTTCCACCCCAACGATTCTTTGGATGAAGAGCTTCCCAATAAGCCCCAAGAGGCGCAAGAGTCAACTTATCCCAAATAATCTTGCCATCCTTAAAAAAATTAAGATCAATGGCGCAACGCTTTAGGTGAATGCTGTTCATGGTCTTAGAACGCCCCGCCTTAAAGTGCAAAGCCTGTTGTTCAGGAGTCCGAGCTAGTTCGCCGCCGGTCACTACAAAGCCTTGATCGGTGGCGTATTGGATTAGCTTACAAGCATCCAATAGAAAAGCCGCTTGTTCGGTGCTTAAGCTCATTTTTCTTCTCCATCTGTTTCGCCATGAGACAGTTTCACACCAGCAAGCAAGCCAATAAAGCCGCCCACAATAGTTTGAAATGCTGGCGATATGAGCTTGAATATTTCTGCGTTATCTACAAGGGGATCAAATAAGCCAGCCATTAGAACGCCCACCATGCCAACGACAACAATGCACAAGGTAAAGCTGACCATTAGGGTTACAAGAAAAGTTAGCTTTGCTTTCATTTTTTGCCTTTCATATCGGCTAATTTTTCAATTGTTCTGCCACCAAAGTAAGCGCCCATAATCAGCATTCCCCATTGCCCAAGAAGTTGCACATAACTTTCATTTGCGTTTAACCCAAATGCGGACATCATGGCAAACAAGAAATAGCCCAAGAAGATAGCCACAAGGCTCATGGGGCGTATGTTTTTGGATAGCCAAGAGTCTGACCCCATGTCGGACTTCCACCGGTCGGTAACGTTGTTATCCTCATTCTTGGCGGCATCGGCAAATAATTGCAATTCAGCCAATTCCATTTTTGCTTTTTCAATACCAAGCTCAAGTAGGCGCTCTTCATGTTCAAATTGAAGCTGGCGTAGCTTGCTGACATCTTCAGGGGTCGGATTGTCAGGGATTTTCACGCCCAAAGTGTTTTCAACAACTTCCTTGCCCTTGGCTTGGATAGCACTGGAAAGCAAGGTTAGGCCGTTTTGGGCTAGGCTACTTAGGAGTGACGCGACTATTGGAATCATCTTCTTCCTTTGTTTTGTTAATTAATCTCTGCATTACTTCTTGCTGGCGCTTAGTTTCTTGCTTAGTTTCTAATATATCAAAATACATCATTGCTAAGATAGGCAACAACAATCCAAACACTACCACCATGCTAAGAAAAGCAATCAAGAACCCCACTTCGCTATCTTCATTTGGTTTATTGCTAGGAGCATAAGGTGGAGGTATAGGGTAACGATCATCACCGCCCCTATTATTAACGCCCTGTCTTGAAGCCGGTTTAGCATTTTTCGCCGTTGCCATGATGCGACCCTATCCTTTGCTTCTTGTTCTAATCTTTCCTTTTCTTGCTCCTCTTGCAGCCTTTCAAACTCTTCTTGAAACCTTGACCACACCGCACCTAGCGCCGGATCAACGCCGTAAATTAACAATTCCCTTAACTCTACCGCTTGACGCTCCAGCTCCATCTCTTGAAAAATGTTGTCTAGCGCTTGGGATTTTAGTGACTTACCCTTTGGCGGGTTTTTCTTTTGTTCAGCGGCGGCGGTTTTGACTTGTTCGTGAGCATCAAAAAATTTACCGATGTAACTCGAAATTTCCATTGTGATGTTGGTGACATCTTTGGAAGCCGCTTTGCAATCCTTGTAAAAAGATACGGCCTGCTTGATAGCGGCAATAGCGGCAAGGGCAGCGGTGAACGGATCAATCTACAGCCCCAAAATCTTTTTTACAAGCTCGCCAGCAACCCCTGGCCCAAACAAGACACACACAATCACCGCATACAACAAATATTCAATCCTTGTCATGCGCTTATCGCCATCGGTAAAAGACTTCTCAATAGCCGCATACCGTTCACTACAAACGGCAACGTGAACGTCTATTTTGGTTTGAGCTTCTTCAATCATGGCGCATCAGGCCAAACAACAGTGTTTGGAAAACCGCTTTGTGCTGGTACATCCCGCAAAGTTTGGCGATAAGTGGCGTATTTATCTTTAGTGGCTTGAGGTGCATCAACAGTCTGAGTCCAATCAGTTGAGACTAACTTAGCGTTACGTTCTGATCTAACTTCTGCTGCCTTGCGGGTGTCTGCACCAGCATCCCATGCCGCTTTCTTTAAATCGTATTCGGCTTGTTCTTCAGTCGTGTATGAAACCTGAACAATCTCGCCAGTGGTGATATTTACTGTTGTAGTGTGCATGATTATTCCTTAGATGTATGCAATGTTGACTTCGCCAGCATCAAACGTGTCAGTTCCATTTTGGGTAGTAAGCCGAACCCTGTCTAATACGGCAGAAAGGCTTTTTCTTCCAGCGACAAAGAACACACGGCTTGTAGAAGTTGAATTTTCTAAAACACCGGATGCTACCCATGTATAAGTGCTTGAGTTTTCAAGTGTTAGAGTCACGCTGCCGTTAATTAAGTCTGAGCTATTCACTGACTTAATATTAAATGAGGCTAGGCTACTGGTTGCAATTATTTCGGCTGACTCAGATATTCCTGCTGATGTCGCAGAATACCCTGTGTCTTCTATGCCGCCAGAATCTCCAATCTGAATCCACTTGGGGTCTATACCGCTGGTTGATACCCCTTTAAATGTAATAATGATTTGCTTCGTTCCCGATGGAATACCAGTAAAGTCAATGCTTGTACCTGATGTTGTAGCAACTGGTGTTCCTAGAGTAAAACCACCTGTAGGGCCTGCTACCCAAGTTGGCGCAGAAGCTCCATTGCTTTGTAAAAATTGACCTGTTGTCCCCGCCGCTGTGTAAGCATGGGCTGTACCCGTACCATAACCAACGCCACCAGCCGTAGCTGTTGCCGTTGAGTTAGTTCCACCATTAGCAATTGGCAACGTACCAGTTACACCTGTGGATAAAGGCAAGCCAGTTGCGTTTGTTAATGTTGCACTTGTTGGAGTGCCAAGTATAGGAGTTACTAATGTAGGACTTGTGGCAAATACCAAACTACCAGTTCCAGTTTCATCTGTAACAGCGGCAACAAGATTAGCGGATGATGGCGTAGCTAAAAAAGTAGCTACACCTGTTCCAAGCCCTGACACGCCTGTGGAAATTGGTAAACCAGTTCCGTTAGTTAATGTTACAGATGTTGGAGTGCCTAAAATTGGAGTGACTAATGTTGGGGTTGTCGCTAATACGTTTGAGCCTGTGCCGGTATTTGCCACACTTACTAACGCTTTAGAGGCATCAGTTGCTACAGCACTTGAAGCCGTTAAACTTGAATAAATAGGCGTAGCGCTAAAGGTAGCCACACCGGTAACCCCCAAAGTACCAGTAATTAACGCATTTCCCGCAATGTTTGCGTCTGTGCCTACATAAAGTTTTTTGGCAATGCCTACGCCACCCGCAGTAAAAATTGAGCCTGTAGACACACTAGAAGCGTCTGTTACCAGCGTGGAATTAAGTCCTTGGGCAAAGAGTATGCGAGCCGTTGTAGCAGTCTGACCATCCTTGGTAATGGCTGTGGACAGACCCGTTGCTAAGTCTGCCGTCAGTGCGTTAAAACTAGCGGCACTGATGACTGTGCCAGCAACAACTGGTTGCCCAGCGGTGTTAATGTTAAATGTGCCTGAACCGTTGTAACTCATTGCTGTTCTCCAATTGCGTATGGATTAGATTGTGACCCTAAAAGAGCCGCTAATCTAGCTTGTTTTGCTGTCATAGGTATGGCTT